GAGTGCACCAAGTAGCAGAACAGCGTGGTGGCACGCCCTTTATATTCGCATCACGGGTTGGACCCACGAAAGGCGAACGATATCCGTTGGAATGGGATATTAAAAGAGATTTTCTGTTAAGATTATTTCCGAAGCACAACATTATGTACGATATTGCGGTGAGTGACCCATTTTACGCCCTTGAATATATCATTGAACAGGGTTTTACTGATGTGGTAATGGTAGTTGGTTCAGATCGAGTTGAAGAGTTTCGCACAAGATTTGATAAAAACAAAACGACTAATCGTTTCAACACACTCGAAGTTATTAGTGGCGGTGAACGTGATGAGAGCGATGATGTATCTCAGATGAGTAGTACTCGGGCTCGGAAAGCTGCTGTAAATAATGATATACTTGAATTCAAACGAGTAACCGGTTGGACCGGTAATATAGCAGAAGAACTGATGAAAGCAGTCCACCACAGTCTCAAGGGAATGACCAATAATGTCAAACGAAGGAAATCAATATCGAGTTAGATTACAGGAATCGTCAAATCGTCGTAGGTTAGTCAGTTTCAATGTCACACCTGATTTAACCGAATCTCGAAACGTGAGTTACAAAACTGTTGAACCTGTTCACATGCCTGGACAATTTTATGTGTACACCAATACCTCTGCTCGCACATTTTCCCTAACAAGTATTAAATTTATATCACGGACGAGAAAAGAAGCACAAACAACACTCGAGCAGATTCAATTAATCCGTTCCTGGACAATGCCAAGATTTGGTAACAGTTCAACGCTTGGAAGTGAACACCGTACCAATCGCAACGAATATGCTCAACAAGCACGTACTCCTGGGCAATCAGAGGGGGAACGAATGCGGAATTGGGAAGAAGCTAATGACAAATCACTTGGCCGTGAACTCTTGGGTTCACCACCTCCTGTTCTTTTGTTGTCGGCTTATACCAGATCTTCCGATAACGGATTAGGGCACATTCGAAAAGTTCCAGTGATCGTAACACAATTAAACATTACGTATCCAAGTGATGTTACGTATATTCCATCATCTGTTAATAATCAACCAGTTCCGACTATAATGTCGATTGATTTGCAGTTGGGGGAATCACATTCTCCTTCGGAATATTCGAGATTTAGTTTGGATCATTTCCGCAATGGGACACTTCCGGGGTTTTAATAATGGCACAAGAAACGAGTTCAGTTAAAAAATCTAAAGGTAGATATGTTCAAGGTGGTCAAACAGAAGAATATAAAACTCGATTGGGATGGTGGGAACGCAGACCAATGGAACATTCTTCAGACGATATCGTATATGTTATTGAAAAACACGTAGAGCGCCGCCCTGATCTAATAGCATACAATTTCTACAATGATGTAAGATTGATGTGGATGGTTCTTCAGTATAACCATATAGTTGACGTTGAAACAGAATTAGTGGAAGGTGTGGAAATCCGGTTACCAACGGAAACCAGAGTATCAAGTAGTGTACTAACTAAAACCACAAGTGGAAGTGTTACTTAATGTCAAAGCCGGAAAATATATTAAATGATTTCAGAACATATTCGTATCATCATATATTAATTGCGTGTGATGGTACCCAGACGGCTGAACTTCTTACTAATCAAACAGAGATTACACAACTTCAACATCCTGTGTCAACACCAAAGTATTCGAGGCGTTCAGTCGCAGGACACCCCAATCACCACTATGTTGTTATAATTGATAGTCTTGTTGACGCCAATTTAACAATTAAATCAGCACGCTGGCAATCGATTTTTGCACCAGATACTACAATGAAGAACCATGCGTTTTTTACTTCCACAGAGATGGAGGGTGAACTTGCGATATATGAAGTTCAGGGCATTCGTTTCCTTCAAACATTAACAAACGTATGTGATGAATTAGGAACGGACCCGACCGGTATTGTGTTTATGTTAAAAACTATATTCGTCGGCCATCACTTCAGTGGTTCAACGCAACAATTGACAACTGTTAAACCATTTTTGTTCACACTGCTTGACGTGAAATCAAAAATCGATACTACTGGTTCCCTGTACCAGTTGAGTATGATTGGGGTCAGTAACGGAACAGGTAAATTACCACACGCTTCGAATGTAATGGACGGTTTTGATTTTGGTATTACACCAGGATCCACTCTTAAAAGTGTAATGAAAGAGTTGGAATTTGAAATTAAGGAACACTACCAAGTTGTCAAATCAAGATTGAAAGAACAGGTGGTGGATTGCGCTGGAATCACCGAGTTTGATATCGATAATTATAGAGAAGTAGAATACAGAATAGAATTGGATCCGGAATATCAGGGCGATCATTTCACGGCTGGATCAAATGAACCCACTCAAAAACAAAGCAAGGGAAATGGTGATCCTATAATATCAGGTGATGTTATTTCAATTGACGCGCTTCTCGATAAAATTATGATGACATCCCCTGAAGTAATCTCAGAGCAAACCAAGAGTTCAGCACAGTATCCTGGTGAGAAATATACACATAAGATCACATCTACGTTGGATACTGGACCAGATCATTATAGAATAGTGTATCATATTCGAAGATACAAACACACATTTTCACCGGTTAAGGAAGGTGATATGTTCGCATTTAAGCCACCTGAAGGTGAAGGTGGAATCGAATTTGATTATATTTTTACAGGGAAGAATACAGATATTCAAGATCTGAATATTCAGATGGAATATGGAATGGCATTCTTACAAACGATCACATCTACGAATAATTTACCAAGTTCGCTTGAAGTTGCTGACCAGACCACCAATAATTCAACCATATTAATAAACGAGACAGACCGTGCTCGAGCAAGCGAAACAGGAAAACCGAGACCAAAGACTCCATTGTTCCCTGGAACTACAGCCCGTAGTATCATTAACAGGAATAAAAATTATGCTATAGATACACTGACTTATAATTCAATGCTGGCTCGGCATGCTGCGATTGAAAACGTTGAACTAAAATTTACGATAAACGGCAATCCACAATTGCTCGGTGAACTCAATGTATTACCATCGGATTTATCACCCATTAGTAATCCGGATACTCCTGTAACAGAAGGTGATTCTCGCATAACCAGAAACTTATATAAGTATCCTGGGTATGTTAAAGTGAATATAATGATGCCAGAAAGCGAAAGCCAAGATTACGCCGAACCTTTTTGGTACCAGGGTTGGTATTACATATATTCAGTGGATAATGTATTTGAGCAAGGAAAATTTACACAAGAACTGAGTGTGTTTAGTATTCCCACGGACGAAGGACAAATATTGAAAACTGCTGATTGTTCCACTGACAAGCAGACCCAACGAGAGAAAGTAAAGCCTGGTGAACCAGCAACCCCATCGTCTAAAGTAAAATCTGGTGAATACAATATACCGAAAGATAAACAAAAACAAACAGACAAAACTGTTGGTCAGGTAGCAACAGAAAGACAAACCAACAGCGCCCGCAACAGTTCGATTGACCGTCCTGTATTTACCGGGCTCATCAGAAGAGAGCAATAATATGAGCAATAAGTATGGACACGTTGATCAAGCTTTATGGGCTAGTGGTGAAAAATCTAGTATTGATAACATAACGATTGGACGTGTTATCGATACGAATGATCCACAGCAAATGGGAAGGATTCGAGCTTTCTGTCCGGCGATGGGCGATACTGATGCTAAGAAAGTGAAGAGTGTTCCATGGGCAATGTCAGTTTCTCCTTTAGCAGGCGTTTCCACATCTGGTGAACGCGGCTCAGGTGATGATACTAGTTCAGGTCCTATAGCATACGGTATGTGGAATATTCCCAAAGTCGGTGCTCAAGTATTAATAGCGTGTGTGGATGGTGATACAAGTATTAGAGTATGGCTGGGGTGTCTACAACCACAATATTTTACTCATACGTTACCACATGGTAGATACTTACACAGTAAAGGTCCGGGAACACCAGAAGGACCATTAACAACAGATGATCTTCCTATTCAGCCACTGTATGATAACCAAACCCGAGCATTTTCCAAATCCGGTAGCTCTGTAATTGGAACTCCATCAACTCCTCGTGACAATCTCGAATGGAGATCAAGGGGTGCTGACTTCCAAGCATCTGCTGTCAATAGTGAAATTCTTAATTCTCCAGGTTCCCCAGGTAGTGATTTTGCTGATGATTTTGGAATTAAATTGACGGAAGAGGATGGACGGGAACGTGAATTTATATGTAGTGGATACTCGTTGAGTCGTCTTGAACCTGAGGCCAATTATGATGGTGAGACACCAGGCGGGTATAATTATGATAACCAAGTGTACTCTTGGACCACACCCGGATTTCATTCAATTTCAATGGATGATCGTCAAGAAAACAATCGAATGCGGTTTCGAACCACAGGCGGCAATCAAATAATTTTGGATGATACCAATGAACGCATTTATCTATCAACAGCAGAAGGTCAAACTTGGATAGAAATTGATCACAAGGGCAATATAGATATTTTTGGTCAGCGTAATATTTCGGTAAGTGCAGGTGGTGATATTAACTTGACATCAGCCCAATCCGTTCGAATGCATGGAAAGGAAGGGATACACCTAACATCAGAAGGTGACATCAGGGCACATGCAAACAAGGATGTCAATATTCGTTCTAATGATAATATTCGAACCCATTCAGGTAAACAGACGTTATTTGAATCTAATCAACAGATGCACATTAATACCCATGATTCGTTAATGATTCATGCGGATAATGAAATGCACATTGATTCTTCAAATACGGGTTATTTTACGACAGGGGGTGTACTTCATATTAATTCTGGTGGGAATACATTAATTTCCGCCAGTCCTGATATACATTTGAACGGTCCATCTGCCAGTAAAGCGACTTCATCAGAAGGATCGAAAACATCTTATGCTTATATGAGCAGTCGTATTCCAGAGCACGAACCATGGGCTCGTGTTCACGCGGGTTTGGAGGCTGATCAGGATGATTCTGCTAATGTGTACAAACCTGAATATGACTATGCGCATGAAAACGTAGGCCGGAAATCTGAAGATCGTAACGAAGATTACACACGTAATACATTCTGGCGTAGGTAAGTCGAATAAATAGACGAATAATTCCCAGAGAGAATATTCATGCCAACAAAAGGTTTATACAGAGGTTTCTCATCTTTCGAGTATCAGAAAGTTAAGTCTTTTTCGTTACGAGACGTCGAACTTGTTAAGATGGATTTATTAAATCACATTTTCACTTTAAAGGGTGAACGAGTAATGATGCCTACGTTTGGGACGCTGATTCCTGAATTGGTATTTGAACCACTCGATGAAGATATAGTAGATCAGGTATATGAAGAGTTGGAAACCGTATTCGCATATGATCCGAGGGTCACCACGCTTAGGTTAGAAGTTTTTCCAAATTTCGAAAACAATGCGGTAATGGTTGCTGCTGAACTATTTTATGTTGAATTGAATATGAGTGGAAATATTGATTTGAATATTCAATTTGAAGGAGAAGGTTAAGTTCCACTCCATACCCACACATCATTACCACAATCCCAAATTCTATTATATCCGTGTTTTACCATGTTCTCCCATTCGGTTAAGTTTGGGTCAAAATTCGATAATTGTTTTTCGAGTTTATGTTTTTGAAATTTTTGTCTACTCAACAATGTTAAATTTTTAAAATAGAAATAGTTAGGAGCACTACTATGTGAAAACTCAAATCCGAGTGCTTGATATACTGAACCAGTATTCCATCGTTTATCTGAATAACTAACAATCGAATCTTGTGGATATTGTTTTGTAAAATGAGTAAATAATTTCGAAGCTCCTCCAATAACTCTTGTGTTAATAACAGAGCAAAATCTAGTCAATTCCCAATTATATTTTTTGTTAAACCGGGATTTTGTGAAGGACATGCACGATACGAGACGATCGTTGAATACTAACCCCAGGTGAGTATGACTACCAACAAATCCTTGAATATGGTTTTCATTATAAAATATTCTTGCTTGTTTAGGTGGAATATTTTCAATTGAACATTTTCTGGCGTATATAGTATTATCAATTGATTGGAGCTTTGCTTGCAATCTTGATTTCACTATTTTTGGGTTCTGAAGCCATTCCGATTCCAATATATGAATAAGGTGAATATTTTGTTTATTGCAAACATTGGTTTTGGTTATGTGATATAGTTTATCCTTTCCAGCTAATTCTGAATGCCAATATATACCATTATATTCAATAGCGACATTATATTCAGGTATATAAATATCAATCTCGCGAGGGTGTATTATTGAACGAGAATTTAGAATTATTTGTGTGTGTGTTGCTATGGATTTAATAAAATCAACAATTTGTTGTTCCCCTGAGGAAATTTTAATGGTTCGTTCATTCGCACAGGTTGGACACCCTATTCCTTGTAAATGGCTTTCTGCTCGCTGATTGAATATACCATGTTCAGGGCAACTTATGTTGATTTTTTCTTTTCCAGTAAAATATTGTGTGCTACAATAATCATATTTACCGTTGTGGATGGAATTTGCTTTGTCGATAAAACCTTCTGTGGTTAAACGAACTGCACATTTTTTACAACCATTACCTCTTAGGTGACTGGATGGTGTCTGGAAAAAACTTCCGTGAATGGGACATACTATTTCCACCTTGGTGTTAGCATTTTTATAATGGGTACGGGAATAATCATATTTGTTGTCGTGAATGTGAGTTGATTGTATTATAAACTCATCGTTTGTTTTTGTATTTGTGAGTTTTGAACGCTCAACAGCACAAGCATTGCACCCCGATTTTTTAAATAAATGATTCCGTGGTGTCTGGAAAAAACTTCCGTGAACAGGACACACTATTTCAACTTTGGTGTCTGTGTTTATGTATAGCACCTGTGAATAATCATAAATATGTTGGTGGATAGTATTTGCTTTGTCAATAAAATGTTGTGTTTTGTTTATCGCCATTTTTGGATAAACCCCCTTGAATTGGTTCATACTATTTATACTACAGGAGAAAGTCAATGTATTTTTTGAATATGTTATATCAACAAAATAAACTATTGGGTGAAGCAAATGATATGTCCCAGCTTCCAAATGATGTGATGAACGCTCTCCGTCGTAGTGTTCGTGAAGGAGCAGAAGATTTAGAGCAGAAATGGGCAAACGCCTTGGAATTGGTACATAAGGCGTATGAAGTTAATGGTGTCCAACGTCCAACACCTGATATGCGTTCAGGGTGGTCACAATACGAAGAGATTTTACAATACGCTGTTAAACAATTATCCAGATCCCGTGGAATGGATGGTGATTGGCGAATGAGTTCTCATGTGTTCCGTGAAGCGATGAAACCTGAACGTATGTTTCGAGTTAATATTTCGAACAACGGCTCAATGGATAGGAGCGTTGTGAGAACAAATAGTATCGAGAAATTGATAGGAACAATCAAATCAACAAGTTCCCAATACACAGTTGAAGTGGACCGTCCCAATAAACAAAAAGCAATAATCACTTTTTTTCGACACGGTATTAAACAAAATTTTCACGTAAAGATAGAAGAAGTTGATAATACTTCTTTATAGAATTTCAGTATTTATTCTATGAGAACCATATACGCGCGTAAAACAAGTTGTTGGGTGGGTATAAATATAATAAACGTTTATGGAATAAAAACACATGTCGAGACAAATTTCAAGAGCAGAAGGTTATGAACGCGCCCACGAAGCTTTTACCCAGGTAAATTTCAACTCATTTGACTATGAAACAATTAAAGAGAGTTTATTAGATTATCTGAAGCTGTATTTCCCAGAAGACTTCAATGACATGATTGAATCATCTGAGATGATAGCGATTATCGAATTATTCGCATATGTTGGGGAATTAATTTCATATCGACTCGATTTGAATGCTCATGAGAATTTTATTCCAACAGCTCAACGGAAAGAATCTATACTTCGTTTAGCTAAGTTAATATCATACAAATCACACAGAAACATCCCATCTCGTGGCTTGGTAAAAATTAATTCAATCCAAACTACAGAGACTGTAATAGATTCAGCTGGTCAAAATTTAGCGAATTCCAAAATTACTTGGAATGATAATAACAACACTGATTGGAAAGAACAATTTTTGTTGATAATGAATCGTGTTCTTGAACAAGATTTTGGTTCTGTCGCACCAAATGAGCGTATTCAGGTTGATGATGTTTTGTTTGAATTGTACACCTGGAGCAACAATCCATTATCAGGAGATGGCCGAACAATATTTCCATATACAGTCTCCGTA